AAACCTCATCAGATTAGAAACACGAACAGAGAAGCTAGAGATGGCAGTGCAAGGCCAAGCTGTAGCTCTAGCACGAATAGACGAGAACATCAAAGCAATACGAACTCACGTAGAGCGTATAGCGTCTCAAAATTAAGGATTATATAAATGGCTATGAAGTTTGGCGGTTTTACCCCAGAGCAAATGAAAGTATTGTTGCCTAAATTAGGGTATAAAGGTTCAATGCAAACAGATGAAATTGATATGTTTCTGGCTGCTAGTCCTAGAGCCGCTTCTCAACTAGGAAGATATACAGAAGCTGCTCGACAAATGGTTGAAGGTAAACCTATAGATAAAATGCGTAACATGGCAAATGGTGGTTTTGTGTTTCCTAGTAAAAATGCTAAAGGAAATGTTAATAGGTTAAACTTAGAAGATAATCCTGAATATGGGGAAAACATTGAACAACAGACAGCAGCAGTAAATAAATTACAAAACACCTTTCCCCTGCCACAAGAAGACACACGAAGATTTCAAGAAGGTGGTACTGTAGCATATCGTCCTCCCCAAGCTGGAGTACAGCCGCCTACTCAAGCCGTTGAAGATCCAGCTCAAACATTTTTAAACACCACACAACAAAATTATTCAAATGCATTAGCCTCTCAACAATCTGCAAGAGATGCCTTAGCTGCTGATCCAAGTAATGAAAATTTATTAACAGCATTAACGGCTGCAGATTCTAAAGTAGCACAATTAAACGAAGCTGTAACTCAAGCACAAGATCAATTTAAACAAACTTCTATGCCTACTCCAGCAGAGTTAATACAACAAAGTACCGTTGATCCTTTATCTTTGGTAACTCAAGGTTACACTCAAACTACAGATCCAGGTCAGGCTGCTGCAGGAACAATTGCACTCGATTCTGGTCAAGCTGGAGTAACGAGGGAGGCTGCAACACAGTCGGGTCAAGCAGTTACGGCTGCTGCTCCAACAATTTCCCCTGCTTCTTTAGCAGAAACAACGGCAACAGCACCTGGAGTAGCACAAGCTACAGCAGGAACAGTTGCTGCACAGGGACAAGTTTCTTCTGATGCCAACGTACAAGCAGCACAACAAACTCCCTCTCAACTTGCACAATTAGCACTTACTCCTTCGCAAATAGCTCAAGCGGCACAGGTACAGGCTCCTATTGCTAGGTCTTTGCAAGCAGGTGAAACCATATCTGGTTCAGCCGTAGATATGGCTACAGTTAAAGCTGAAACTAACTTTGCTGCGGCTACAGGAGCTCCTTCTACAGATGCTACAGTTCAGGGGCAGTTAACTCAGCTTATGGCTGACTTTGAGGGAGGAGATCCTCCTGCATGGGCTGCAGGGGCTATGAGAGCCGCTACAGCAGCTATGGCACAAAGAGGGCTAGGGGCATCCAGTATGGCAGGACAAGCTCTCATACAGGCTGCTATGGAGTCTGCGCTACCAATTGCCCAAATAGATGCTTCTACCTTTGCTAGATTTGAAGAGCAAAGTTTATCTAATAGACAACAAACTGCTATGTTTGCAGCAGAAAAGAGAGCACAATTTTTAGGTGTAGACTTTACTCAAGCATTTCAAACTCGTGTAGCTAATGCTGCTCGTGTAGCTGACATTGCTAATGTTAACTTTAATTCACAACAACAAATTGCATTAGAAAATGCACAACTTACGCAGTCGGTAGACTTAGCTAATTTGAATGCCTCTAATGCTAAAGTAATGGCAGATGCTGCAGCCTTGTCACAAACAGACTTAACTAATTTAAATAATAGGCAACAGGCTCAAGTTCAAAATGCTAAATCATTTTTAGATATGGAAATGGCTAACTTAACAAACAGTCAACAAACAGAAATGTTTAAATCTCAAGCTGTTATTAATTCACTAATGTCAGATAGTGCGGCTGCAAACGCTACTGCTCAATTTAATGCCTCTAGTGAAAATCAAGTTACGCAATTCTTTTCTAACTTAGCTACACAGATTTCTCAGTTTAATGGAGAACAACAGAATAGTTTGATAAAATTTAATGTTGGTGAAGCTAATGCAATTGAGCAATTTAATTCAACACAAGTAAATTTAAGAGATACCTTCAATGCTCAGAACGGACTAATTATAGATCAAGCTAATGCTCAATGGTATCAAAGCATAGCTACAACGGATAATGCCGCAATAAACCAATCAAACAGAGAAGCTGCTGCCCAGGCTAACAATATGTCGTCCCTAGGATTCAGTGCATATATGCAAGAAGTTAGGGATCTAATGAGCTTTGCTTGGCAAACGGCAAACAATGATGCAGATAGAGCTACTACATTAGCCACTGCAAATTTAGCTAGGGAAGCCAGTGAAGCAAATGCTAAAGCTAATAAAAGTGCTGGGCTATGGGGTGCTCTTGGCAGTGTTGCCGCTGCTATTCTTAAACCTATCGGATAATAGAGGTGCGTTTGCGATGAGCAATTACTCAATAGACTTACAAAAATTAAAAACAGATAACAACAGAGATATAAAATTTTATCCTGAATATGATGATAAATTAAAGTTAGATCTTAGTACTGCAAATGAAGTTGCCTTTTCAGATCCTGTTCCAGAAGGAGACAGACCTATATTAAGGCCTAAGAGCCAATCTCAAAAACAATTTGATAAAAGTAAATTCTTAATTGGTATTCAAGACACAAATAAAATTGTCTTTAATATAGGAAGAAACCCTGAACTAGAAAAATCTTTTTTTGCTAATATTGCTTTAATTGCTGAATCAGATCATGGATCAATCCCTCAAGCTACAAATGACGAAGGGGATACAACAACAAAAGACATAGCATATGGACATAAAATTACTGATACTGAGATGGCGTTAAAACAAATACACGGTATACCTTTTATAGATAAGCAAGGAAACTTCATTCCTTTAACGCAAAACCAAAAAAATATTATCTTTAATAAAGATATGGAAATGCACCTTATGGAGGCTCGTAGAGCAGGATGGGATTCAAAGTTAAAAGCAATTGGAACTAGTTGGGAACAATTAGATAGTCAGTATAAACTTCCTTTAATGTCCTTAGCTTATAATCTTGGGGGTACTAATGCTGGAAAACAATTTACCAAAGTTTTAACAGCCGCAAAAGAAAAGAATTTAAATAATTTTGCTAAAGAACTAAGAAGAAAAGCTGGAGGAAAAAACACTAAGGGTATGGATAATAGAGTAGTAAGAGAATTACAGTATTCAGGACTTATTAAAAATAGTAATAGTGTAAAATCTTTTTTGCCATTGGCAAGTATTTAAGGATAAATAATGTCGTATAGTTATTTTGGTTGGGAAGATGAATTTAAAGGGTTAACTAAAGATACAAACTTTAGTGGCTCTGCTGCTGAAGAAGACTCTAAACCTCAAGGATTAGGTTCTAAACCAAAAGTAGTAGAAACTTCTGAAGGAGAAGATACTCAAGGATTAAATTTATTTAGTATTATAAAACGAATAGCAAATAATTTTGCTGAGTCTGTTGATAATGATGAAGAAAGAATTGAGTCTGTTTTAACTGAACGAGAAGTAAAAGGATCTAATCTTTCAACTTTTAAAAAAACTAATGCATATTTAGCACAACAAAACGCTAAACAAGTAGCTAAATCTAATTATTTAAAAAAGATTATTAATGTAGATGTTCGTACTGATGTGTTTAACTTAACAGGAGATGAAGCAAACGAACCTGTAGACATAGCAATATTTAAAAATACAGCGACCTCTAACGGATCTGATTCTACGTTACAGTTAAGTAACGGTACTACTGTATCTTCAATGAAAAGAAGTCCTGCAGCTATAGATCCAAAAGCTGGTATAGAATATTACATAGAATCTCAATTACTTAATCAAACTCCTTTTAGTTTTATAGGAGAAATATCTCCCAAAGTTAATCATATTAGTGAAATAGAAACAATTAGAAATAGACTTGATGCAGGAGAAATTGTAGATTTTAGTGCTTCTGATACCTCAGAAATTCAAGGACTAAGTACTGAAGAATTGTTAGATAAGTATAATGACGGGGCTCCATTCTTTTTCTCTAATGATTTAAAAAGAGAATTAGGAGATGATTATAGAGCCTCTGCATCTTATGAAGAAAATATAGAAGCTCTACGTAACAAAGATTTACAAGCTGGACGACCAGGAGCTTGGGAGATAGCTAAACTTGCAGCCAATACTTTTATATATGATAAACTAAGTTTTGGAGAAACAGACATAACGAGTAATATTAAAGGTTTTCCTACTCTTGAAAAAGAAAGACCTCCTTATACATTTAGTGTAGAAGCTGGAACAAAACCTTACGAAGGAGGATTATCCTCTTATGGTGTAAATAGTATGTTAGATCTAGGAGCCTCTAATGTTACAGTAGGTAAGAGTTTACCTTTTGGGGCTACAGCAGAAGCTGGTACTTTAGAAGGACTAGAAAATATAAATAAATCTTACTTTAGAATGTTAGGACCAAATCAACTAGGAGGACAATATAACTACCGAGTATCTCCTTCTGAGTATGGTCTTGGCGGCAATGTAAACTTAGGGGATTTTGATGTTTCTGTTGACTATAGCAGTCTAGGTGGAGCTTCGGGGGGAGTTAAGTACGAAAAGAATTTAGACTTCCTTGGTGGCAACTTACAGTTCAAAGCTAATGCAGGATCAGACAGAGCATACGGAGCAGGTATAAACTTTAAACTACCTCTAGGAGGAAAATAATGGGGTTCCCTCTCGAACTAATAACTATGTTAGCTTCTACCCTTTTAGGCGGCTTTATGTCTATTTGGGGACAAGCTAACAAAACACGGGCAGAACGTGAAAAGATGCTTTTAAAAAGAGCAGAGTTTCAGAACAGAGCAGTAACTAGTGCCAGAGAATACGGCATGAAAGATACTCATTTTGCGTGGACCCGTAGAATAATTGCATTGTCTTCTGTTGGTGCAATTATTGTATTGCCAAAAGTAGCAGCTTTGTGGTATCCTGAAGTAGGAGTAGTAGTAGGATACACTGAAGTGCAAGGAGGATTTCTTAACTTCTTGTTTGGCCCGAATGAAGCAATTGTATGGAAAGCCGCTAGAGGCTTTGTAATTACTCCCCTAGACACACATCTCGTCTCAGCCATAGTTGGTCTATACTTTGGTGCAGGATTTACTAAGTAAGGTATATTAAAAAATGTCACAATTAATGCAAGGTCCCATTCCTGGGCAATCCTTAACAGATCTTCCTAAGAACTCCCCTTGGGAAAAACCATCCGAGTTAAATGAAGTTTCGGATGTAGTTAGGCACTATGTGGATAGGTTAGCTGACGATGAAGTAATGGATGATTTGTCTGTTGTATTTGAACTAGGAGGAGATTTAAAAACTATAACTGAAACTCTTATGATGACAGGTAGTATGAATGGGGTACATACAGTAGAGACGGGTATGTTAGCTGGACCAATTATAGCTTCATTTATTCATGCAGCAATGAAAAGTTATGGCATTGATGCTCCAGAAACTAATGTTGATCCTGAACAAAGATCTGAGAAAAGAGAATATGCTAGGGTTATAGCGTTAGTAAACAAAGCATTAGAAGACGAAGATCAAGGTAGTGACGACCCTGGAGTTGCTTTACTACAAGATATAGTAGCCGCTAATCCTCAAGAAGAAGAAGAGGCTATGCCTGTAGAAGCACCTCTTGAAGAAGAACAACCCCCACAAGGTCTTGGGTCACGCAGGTCAAATGGCGAAAGTTTAGAGGGAGAAGACTAATGGCAGATTGGCAAGCATTCGCAACTGCGTTCTTAACTGACTCAGCAAAGTACATTACAGAGAATAAAGATAGGGCTGCTGAGTATAGAGATAAAATTAAGGAACAAGCAGAAAAAAACAAATCTATTTTCTCTCAAAGAAAACTTGCAGCTAATAGTATACTGCAACAAATTAAAACAGCAGAGGGTTTGAATGCTAGTCCTGGCATGATTAGATCAGCTTTAGATTCTGGTGCTGATGGTGTTTTAAGATTAAACCAACAGTTAATGCAAATGAAAAAAGACGTAGAAGCTGGAGGTGGAAACTGGACTGCTGAAGCAGCTAAACTTAGAATAAATGTTCCTGAGTTCTTTACTAATATGCAAGGCCCACCTACTGAAGGCTATAAGGCTCAAGTGTACAAACAGTTTGGAGTTACTTCTGGGGAGATAGGTTCATCTAAAAAGCCAGAGCAGTCCATGTTGCGTACAGCATTAGGATTTAATGCAAAAGATTTTGTTAGGGCATCTCTTGATGAAGACAGTGCCTTTGGTACTGGGATGAGTACATATGATCTATCTCAGTTAGATGCTACCCTTCCGTATACACCCAGTGGTACAGAGCAAGGCTACATAACTTACAATGCAATTAATGAATTTAATTCACAAGCACAATCAAAGTCTTTACAAGCTATAAATAATCAAATGGTAAATGTTAGAAATAATCAGAATTATAGAAATGCTAATGCTTATATAGATTTGATAAATAAAGGAAATTTAAATACAGTTCCTGGTTTTATGGGGGCAACTAATTTTGGAAAATTAGATACTGCTCAAAAAGCAGTACATAAACAAGAGCTATTAAAAGCACAAAGAAAAATAATAGATGACATACAATTTTCTAGTCTTAATGTTACTGTTGCTTCAGGAATAAAAATGTACGGAGATAAATACCTAAACGATCCAGGTATTGCTATGACATTAGATACTATTGGAGGAAAAGGATACAGTTCTAGATTTGGTGTAGTATCGGATGCAGAAGAGATATCAGGATCTGTTCTTACTTCAGAGCTTTTTGATGGAGTTATATCTGAAACTATTAATAACATTGGTGCTGACTTTCCTATAGATAAAGATTTTTCAGAAAGAGAATATACTATAACAGGAAAAAGAGGAGGAAATTATACTTTTAGATTTAAAGAGGATGGAATTTCATATGAAAGCATAACTATAAGAAATCCAGAAGGAAATGTAGTACAAACTATAACTGATCCAACAGACTTAAAAGTTCTTTCCTCTAATGGACAGAAGGAGTTCCTTACATTAGACAAATACGACTCATATGGTTTATCTGAAGATACAGAAAAAGCATTGGGAACAGGGACAGTAAATTTCAGAGATAGAAATATGGTTGTAGGAGATCCTCCTGATATAATACTTCCTACTAAGTTAGCTGGTACTTCTCAAACGGATATAGCTGCTGGGATAGAAGTATTAGGGGCAGATTTAGAAAAATATAAAACGGAAGGTAATTTAGATTTAACAAAGATTAAGAAAGAACTTAAAGGTTGGTTATTAGGAAATCGTTCTCCTAAAAGTTTAAAAGAAGCAATTGGATCTTTTTCAGCACCAGAGGCAGACGGTCGTATAGATGCTTATGTTAGATCTATTATGGAACAACTAACAACGGATACTTCTGTGGATAATACTACTATCTCCGTTTCAGACAAAACTTCCTTTCCTATTGATGGTAGAGGCACATCTATGAACTTAATAGATAACAGTGTATCTCCATCTAAAATGGCTGAAGAAAAAGCAGCTATGGAAAAAGCTATACAAGCTGCGCTGATTGAAGCAGTAAGAGCAGGGGAGATAGACAAAGCCAATGTTTTAGCTCAACAACTTGAAGACTCTACTGCTGGAGCAGATGGGCAAATGTATTCTAGTTTAGTAAGAGAAGATCAAACTAGAGCAAAAGCTTTAGAAGATGCTCAAGCAGATTTAGGCTATCCTCCGAGAGAAGTTATTGTAAGTGATACGCCAGGGCCAAAGGTAGATGTCACTTCACCTAAATTTGAAGAGTACAATATAGTATCTAGACCCGATGTAAGTGTATCGGAAGATAATTTACCTAAAACTTCTTCGGCTCCAGGGCTAGGAGAAGGCACAATAAACATAGATGCTGCACCAACCATTGAAACAGATGACCCTAGTTATGATGCAGATAAAGTTGTAATAGAAGAAGCAAAAGAATATAATAAAGTTATAGGATACTTAATTGATAATATTAAACCCAATACCACTCTTGGTAGATTAATCAAAAAGAATCCTGATAAGTTAAAAGTAAATAATTCTCAACTTCGTAATATGATTGTAAAAGCACTAGGTGGTACTAATGCATTACCAAAAAGTTCAAAAGAAAGAAATGCATTAGTAGACAAATACGCAAAAGTCTATATTGAAGGAATAACTAACTAATGACAAGTTTATCCCAAGAAGAGCTTTCCGTCAGAGAAAAATACGGACTGTCTACTAAACCGTTTAATTTAGAGGAAAGTTTAACTGAAGGCATAGATGGCAGTGTAGCAGTTGTTGAAAATACTTTTGATGATGAAGAACTAAAAGTTAGAGAAAAATATGGATTATCTACCCCTGTTTTAAAGAAAGATCGGCCTAATGGTATTCATCAAGTAGAAAATGTTCTTGACTTAGGAGGCTCTCTAAAAAAAGAAGATTTAAAACGTCCTGAGTATTCAAAAATTATTAGAGACTTTATGGTTTCTCGACAAGGTAAAAGATATCAAAACAATCGTATTAATAGAATTTCTGATGAAGAAGTAATTGACGATTACTTAGAGCACATGAGATTTTTCTCTACTAACAGTGGGTCAACTGTAGGTGAGTTAGCTTGGATGCGAGATGCTGATGAAAAAGACAAATTAGCTGCACGAGACGCATATCAACTCTTTGATAAGATGGGTAATGTTTTTACTACAGGTTCTTTTGGAGATAGAGTTGATGGTGTATGGGACTATGTCAATGCTCAATTTAGAGATCCAACAAATTATTTAGGTTTGGCTACTGGTGGTATAGCAAGAGTAGGAGCTATGGGTCTTTCTGCTGGAGCCAGAGCACTTGTTAAGAAAGCTGCTATAGATGCAGGTCGAAGTGTTATGCTTCGTAAAGGTAGTAAAGCTGCTGTAGCTAAAGCTATGCGAGAAGCTGGAGAACAAATGGCTTCTAGGATGAGTAAACAAATGGCAGAGTCTGCTCATGGTAAGCTATTAAGATCTCAAGCAGTAAGAAAAGCTAAAGTAATAGAAACAAAGAAGATTAAAACTGCTGCACGAGATGTATATTTAAGAAGTTTAAAAACAGATGCCGTAAGAAAGTCATTGTATGCAACAGGTGCTTTAGATGGTATATTAGCTGTAGCTCAAGATGCAGGGTATCAACAAGCCTTACTTGAGGTTGAAGCTCAAGATCAATACTACTATGGACAAAGTGCTGCAACATTTGGTCTAGGTTTAATAGGTCTAGGGGCTCAGGTTGGTGCAGGAGCATTGCGTAAAAAGTTTGGTAGACGTTTAGGCGGTGAACTTTCTGAAGCAGAAAAAAAGTTTATGCCTGAAATATCTGCTGGTAAATTAGAATCTAAGCTAGACCCTATTTATGATTCTAAAAACCCTAAAAAAATAGTAGGATACAAACCTCTTGAAGGATTGAAGGGAGGATTAGAAACACAAAAAGCTGTTGATGCGTTTGTAGGAAAGGCCTCTGCTAGAGCCCGATCTAATATTAGAAATACTGAATTGTTTTTATCTAGTCCTACCACATATTTGAACTCTCCTTCTTGGAAGAAAATTAAAAACAAAAGCAAAGAAGGATTAGACACTGAAATTGGAGAAGCTTTAATAAGTGTTATTAATACGTGGAAAGATAAAACAAAAAGAGGTTCTAATTTAAAGGATGCTGATGGCAAGCCCATGACTAGGGCAGGTATTAATAATGACTTACTTAAAACTATACTATTAGGTAACTTAGATACGTATGATCCTAGCAAGGGCGTAGATGGCGTTGGCGGTTTAATGAAAGTATGGTTAAAAAATTCTGGAGGTGTTCGATTACATAAGGATACTAAGGCAGCACATTTCTTTTCAGATATGATACAGTTTACTTCAGATAAACAAATCAATCAAATAGCTAGAGCACTAAAAGCATCAGGATCAGATGTAGACGTAGATGGCCTAGGTAAGGTACATAAAGTTAAATCTGCGGTAGGTAAAGCACAAAAACGTAGAGATACCATAGGCGATTTGATGGCGCAGGATGCTGCAGATGCAGGTAAGACGTTAGCTTTTTATCGACACGCAAAAGATGGAATAAATGCAGCTTTAACAGCCGCAGAAATTGAGATGCAAGGGGCAGTAAAGACTATTGAAGACGGACAGACAGGACAAACTTTATTAGCTAAGTTTGGAGACAAAGGTCAAAAGGCTCGTCCTGTAGGATATGCAATTAACTTTTGGCGAAGAATGTTAGTTTCCTTACCTAAAACAACAGCCGTTAACATAAAAGGCTTTTCTTACATGTATGGGTCTAACTCTATTGCAGAAGTTATGTCTAGTGGACTATACCTAGCTGGGGCAATGTTAGCACCTAATGCTGAAACACGTAGGGCTATGCTATCAAATGCTAAAATTCATTTTCAAATACAAGCAGAAAAGTTAAATAACATACTAAATCCCTATGACACTGTTGATGATGCGTTAGCTATTTTAGAACAAAACCCTGACGCTAAGAATATAATTACATCTACTACAATAAAAGGTGTGCAAAAGAAGGGTGAACAGTTTGGTATAGATCCAACAAACAAGACTTTTCAAGCTGCTGAAGTTCTTGCTGATGGAGCCAATCGTTTTAGTGGTGTAGCATTACAAGATATGACAACCAAAGCTCTGTATTTTATACCAGAGTTAGATAAGTATATAAGATTAAAAAGCCAAGGAACTCGGTCTTTAAAAGATTATTTAGAAAAGGGTAACTTACAAGACATTGATCAAGAGGCTGTTGCTGCAGCAGTAGATCAGACTATGAAGTCTGTTTTCAGTAAAGACTTTACAACAGAAGCTACCCCAGAGGTATTAAGAGGTATAGCAAAGATTGTAGAACAAGCGTCTAATACTCCAGGCTTAAACTTTAAAATACCTTTTGGTAGATTTTTTAATAACGTAGTTGCTACAATGTATAGAGAAGGGCCAGCAGCAATACCTCTGGCTATGTCAGCAATATTTAAAGCTGAGGCACTAAGTAGTCCTACAGTTAGAGGAGCAACAAAAGCTACTATCAGAAAAGTTAAAGGTAGATATGAAGCCACCATTACTCGTGCTAACAAGACTGTTCTTAAAGATAATTTCCCTACAAAAAAAGAAGCTACTGACTGGGCTTCTCAACAAGATCCTGCATCTGCAATAGATCAAGCAAGGTTAGTAAACAACTTTAGTAGGGCTGTGGTAGGCACGGGAGCTATAGCAATGGGAACACGCTATGCTTACACAAAAGCCGAGGAGTTAGGTTTATATGATGTAGAAGGACCAGGAGGATCTACTGTAAACCTAGAGAACGTATACCCTTTCTCTTTAATTCTGGCTTGGGGAGAATTTATGAAGCAATCTGCTGACGGATATAAAGCAGCAGTGCAAAGAGCAAGAGAGTTTGGGAATGAAGAGCCTACAATAAAAGATTACTGGGCAGCAGTACGGGCAGGTACAGCACAAATTGATCCTGAGTTAAGAAAAGATGTTTTAAAACAGATAGGTGTAGGGCAAGCTGCAAGTGACATACAATTTGGTACAGACTTAGCTAGAATTGTAGACGTTATGTTAGGTGATGAAGATGGCAATCAACTACAAAAAACACAAGAATTAGCTAGAACTTTAGGAACAGGGCTAGGGGGTATTTTAAGACCTTTAGACTCTGTTAATACCATCGTAGGTTTTGTGACAGACACAGATGCTAGTAAAGATTTAAGACAAGCTGAAGGGTTTAAAGAAACATTTGCTCAGTCCTCAACAAAATATATTGATAACATTTTAGAAGCTGTTCTAGGAAAACTAGATACTGCTATTGATAACCCAGAAGCTTTAGATAAGTACGTAGTAGGTAAAGAAGTTTTATCAGCAAGAAAAGATGGTAAACTACGAGCTAATTCAAATCCCTTTATGGATATATTAGGTGTTAAATATAATCAGAAGAGTACATCTACAGAAGAATTATACTCCGTTCTAAACATGAAAGATTGGACAGCAGATAAAAGAACAAACATAGCCTCTTTAGACAGGGTATTTAACAGTGTGTTAGCTCCCTTATTAGAGAATATGTCTGACTCATTATTATCCGATAGATCTTTTATGGATAAAAGTAGAGTAGAAAGAAGAGAAACTTTTAAGGCTATCTTAATACGATTAAGAAAAGATGTTTCTGACTTGTTAGAGTCAGGCGAGATTGACGATCCTGATAGGGAACCTATAGCTCTCTATGAAGATATGCAAAGAAAAAAATTCTTAGCTAAAAAGTCAGGGGCTAGAACTTTTGCTATTAATCAATCAAGAGCACGAGGGCATCCTACCAACCTTAAAGAAATGAATGCAGCACAGCTAACTCAATTATTAGATGATGCAGAGTTACATCAACAAGCTGTAAAAGATGAAGCTAAAGAACTATTTAACCTATATAAGTAGACCTAGGATTTAATTCCAGATAATTCTACACTTCGTTTAGCCCACATTTCTGCCTCTATTAAGTGCATTAATGCATTATCTAGCTCTTCCCTGTCGTGAAGACTACCTTCTAGTAACACTCGTAAAGGCCTCATTAATCCATTAAAATCGTTTTTAAATTTATTTCTTTTTTTATTTATATGAGCGTTGGCTTCTTGTTGTAACTTCATAACTGTACTAGTTCTGCCTTTTCAAATGGAACGTGAAAGAAATATTCCCCCTTTTCTATTCTAAAACCGTTAGCTTCTTTAACTTCTGACTCCTCAAGAAGTTTACTACTTATACGCCAAGTATATTCACAATCCCCCCTCAAAACATAAAAATGTAAAAAAGATTTAGGTTCGTCAAGTGCTTTGAATTTATTCAAGAGCTTGTGTTTCCTGTATGGTATACGTATCTCTGCCCAGGAAGGATTCCAATCTCCCTTCCATTGGTTCTTCATTTCTACCTCAGAGTAGTAAGTATTATTATTTTTAATACTAGTAATATCAAAAGAGTAGTCTTCTTCTCGTGTAACTAACTCGTGACCATTTTTTTCTAAGCAACTTATAATAGTCTCTTTAGCTAGATTATCATTCTGCCTGTATGATGAAGGACGGAACTTTCTGTTAACAGCCCCTTTGATTGGTTGTAGCATAATGTCTCCTATGTTAAATCTACAATTTCACAGACATCGCCTGAACAGGCTAGGGTCTGCATACCTATAGTATTATCTTCCTGCTCGTATGAAGATAGTTTTTCCCAATCTATTTTTTTCGGTAGTTTCTTTAATAACTCTTTATATTCTTCTTTTGTACACTCCTGATAAGGAGCCTGTTGATATGTGTGATCAGAGTGTGGTAAAAAAGATACACCACTCATCTCATCAAAATGTTTGTATACAAATGCTCCAACCTCCATCCATTCGTCATCTTTGACTGTAATGGTTACTGAGGGCTTATGTTCACACCAATCTCTTTGATATATTAACCAGGTTTCTAACTGTTCAATAGCTGTTTCATCAGTACGAGTTATTGCGTTCTTAGGAGATTGTATAGGAAAACTAAAGACTACTGTAGTATCTGGTTTCATTACACAAGGCTCAGATGGAATACCTTGATCTGCCATAAATTGAGTAATAGGATCTTTGCTATCCCCTCGTACCGTTCTTATGTAGTGTTGACTATGCCTAGCATGAATACCGCTTGCACTGTCTACTAATTGAGATACAGTTCCTGAAGGCTTCACACATGTTATAGCAGTGGATTGTTGTACACCTAAACGCTCTGCCCATTCTTTATTTGTTTGTACGGCAACGTGTCTAAGATGATTTAGTGTTTGAGATAGGCCTTTGTTTTTACTTGTAAGCAATGGATTGTCCATAATACCTGTCAGTGAAACGCCTAGTAGTCTTTCTTCTTCTGTATTGTTTTGCCATACCTTACGAAGATATGGAAACTTAGTTAGGCTAGATTGTACTGTACCAACTATCGTAGCTAACTTTACCTTCTTAGATAAACTCTTGATGTCGTCTGTAGCTCTGACAACTACCTCACTTAAATTACAGAATTGGTATGGGCGTAATATAATTTCGCTGCACGGGTTAGTCCCAAACTCCCAATCTGAATTACGTCTGCCATTTTTGTCTGCCTGTTTCTTACTGGCTTGCCTGTTGAAGATACCTCGTTCACCTGACTTAGATTCAACTAATGCTGTCCACTCACGCAAGAAAGTCTCCATGTCAGGTTTTTCTGTATAGCTAACTGAGTTGTTAGATAAAGCTCGATGACCTGCGTTTTCCCACCAGTTGCCTGACTTGGCGTGTCTCATACGGTCATCGCTTAAATTAGACAAACTAATCATAGCACTGCGTCTAACACCACCACTTACAACTATCTCTCCGACTTTGCACATTATGTCGTGACACTCTAAGCTAGAAAGTTTTCTGTTCTGTGCGCCTTTGAAGGTACCAATACAAAAGTTAAACAAGTCTACAAGTGGAGCAGGACCAGAGGCTCTACCACCAAATGTCTTGAGCTTTGCACCTGCTGGTCGGACTAATGACATATTCCATTTAGGTATCTCACCAGCCCATAAAAGAGCTAAGACTTGTCTAAATGCTTTAGCCCAACCCTCTTTGCTATCCTTAACAATAATTGTTGTATCACTGTCAAACATCGTTGGTACTTCAGGTAGTTTAGATATAAACTGTCTCTCCACACTAAACCCAACACCAGTGCCACACAAAAGTATGAACATAGCTTCATCAAAGCTTTTAGGGTCATCAACTGGAAGGTAACTGCAGTTGTACCCTGCTGTATTGTCTCGCTGCAAAGCTGGACCTGCCGTCATCATCGCTCTCATTGATGGCATTACTTGTAGTGATACTATTGCATCATATAGTTCTTCCCTAGTATCTGTGTCCATACCAGTTGTTTTGTCACATACTTCATCTATGTACCTAGACACGGTTTCATGCCAAGTTTCTCTACGCCCCTCTGTGTCTAACCACCGTGCATAGCGTGATTTGTGAATGAATGATTGATAATCTGTTGGTAAAAAAGTATTAGACATTGTTGTTTTCCCTCTATGTTCTGCCGTAAAATTCTGTTGGTGTTTTATTTTTTTGATCAAAAAGATACCAAGCGCAGTTATCCTTGCCTGTGCTAGTACTATCTTCTATCCATTTTACTCTACCTACACTTACAATGCGACTGCAATATCGTAAGAAAGGTGTAGCTTGTTTAGTGTGCATCCAATCAGCATCAAATAGTAGCCAGGACTTTCCTGATGCTATAAAGTTTTCTATGATTGGATGTAAAATTTCTCTGTCCCAAGGGGGATTTGTAATGCAATAGGTAGTTTTATTAAATACTTCCCACTTAATTGTTCGAGCATCTTCTTTCAGAATGCTACTTCCTTTAGGCTCAATGTCTGTTGCCATCTTACATACGCCATTAGTTAGCTCTGTTAGGTGTTGTATTAGTCTACCATCTCCAGCACAGGGCTCAACGTAGTGAAACCACTCAGGCAAATGCTCAAGCAAAGGAAGCACTGCAGCTTTAGGCGTAGGATAAAAATCCCTTTCAACTCTTTTAAAGTTAGATCTCTTACCCATAATCTTTTTCTTTAACCTTTATTTTTTCTATCTTAACATCATCAATATCATGTAAGGAGTTAGCAACTACGTCTTTAACATCCTCTTCGTGAGCTTCTTCTACTAGAGACAATATATTACCGTCCTCGTCAACTTTCATAGTAAAACTAATATGAAAAGATTTAAAGCTCATCCTTTGTTTGCCATACGTTCTGAATATGTAAGAAGTCTATTCATATACCAAGAGCTTTTCTTTAGATCTTCATCACCATTTTTATATTGTTCTCTCCAAGTATATTTTATCATATTACCTTTACAGTAGCCCCTAAACTCATCGGGTGTAAGTGCTGCTTCAATAGCCTCTATACACTCTATACCTGCATGATTGTAATGAGGGGGTTTATTAACCATGTCGTCACTCATGCGTTACCCTTTGTTTTAGATGTAGGACCAAACTTAATAACTTGACCTCCGCTAGTTTGAATCTCAACTTCAGCTAGCCCATTGATTTCTTCATCTGCATCCCGTTCAAACATTTCAATTACTTCATCTCTACGTTTCTCTACTACCTCCATAATATTCGGGTACTCGTGAGCAATGTCTAAAAAAGCTGATAAGAACGTGGCACATTTTATTAGATCGCTAAGTATAACTTTATCTATATTACCTTCTGGTCCCATTGCTAAACCTGTAGATATCATACCACTCCAAACGCCATCTTCATCATAGTTTATTGGTCGTAGTACTAATGCTACTTCATCATCTGATAATGTGTAACCCATTATATATCCTTCCTTTTTGTTTTTAATTTAATTACGGTAGCTTTATTGTACCTACCTTTTTCTAGTAACCATTCTAATGGTATAACTCTATGAGCCCATTTGAAGCTATTCTTTTCACACCACCCTGAGTATCGAGTTTTAGAACCTTTATATAGTTTAGCTTGAGCATTACTAAAGACAAACCTTATATCTAATTCAGGATGTTGTTTCTGAATAGCTAAATGCTTGCGCCTATCTTCATTATCGAACAGCCCTTTAGCTTCGCATATAATGCCGTTGTCTAGTTGGAAGTCAGGAGTATAAGTTCTATACCGCAAGTCTTCCCACTGAACTTTAAGAAGTTCGTATCGTACTTCTTTTTGGTGATGTGTTAGGTATTCAGCAAGTGTTTCTTCGAGGCCACTTCGATAGCGTCTAGAGTTGTGTCTGCGTCTAGCCTTTGTCTTTTTTACCATCGTCAAGAAGAGCCTTTAATCTAGTTTTTTGTGCACTTCCCATTGCTTGAGTACTTTTGAGTGAATAGATTGCACACGCAATATCTACTTTTAATTTTTCTTCTGTTACTTGTCCTTGATGTATACTTTCAACTAAACCTTTTTGCTCATCTGTCATATCATCTGTTTCATATTCTTTTTCTTGAATATTTATTTTTACCATTATGCTGCCTCATTTTTATTTAAGATCTCTGATGGATCATATTTTTTTAATAATTTCCAGTATGACAAAAGACTTTTGAACATATCTAGATGTCGTTCATGTGTATCTTTATCCCACTTATGTGTTAAAATTAACTCTGGGGTTTTTCTATCTACAAAGATTGATACTCTTTCTGGCTCTTCAAATTCACATCCGTGTGCATAAGCTGACAATTGCATTCCGTGATCATCAAATACTAACCTAGATGCTTTCTTATCTTGTAACCCGTCCTTGGTTTTAAAGTCAACAAATATTCCTGACTTAGAGTACAAATCTATTTTACCACCATATCCTAATTTAGAACAAAAAGAATCTTCAGCAACCCACTCTTCACCAGGAAATGTTGTGTCCAAATATTCTTTAATTTTAAGATACGGTTTTGTAAGAGTTCCTCCAGCAAAACCTTGCTCAATCATGCCATGAATAATTGTGCCTCTATCTGCAGCTTTACGACCTACTTCTTTTGAATCTTGCTTGCAACGATAAGTAAATGCTGCAAGACTTTCATCATCTTTTTGAGTTAAGTTAATTGCTGAATTAAGAGCTTGGTCTATCTTCCAGTTCTCTAACTGAGGTTTTGCTGACATTCCAATAATAGTTGTAACAGATGGTACATAACCGTGCTGACGGGCATCACGAAGAGTAGTGTTTCTCTCTTCTCCGTTTGCACCTATTATAGTATATGTTGCTGCACCCTTTTGATCATACCAATGTCCAGCTTCACTCAACATCCACAAACTCTTCTACAAGTTCTGCCTGTGCTTCACTAAGTTGTTCTACGTTGTTTTCTTTCCATAAATTTAATGTTAAACCGTCAATATATTCAATCCACTCATTAAATTTTAAAAGGTTATCGATATCTCCGTCAAGATAATCACCTTGCTGTACCTTTTCTATTGTCACAGAACTCCATATAAAACCTGTGTCGTGAATTTCAGAACCCAATGTAAATCTACTCTTTAATAAATTTTCAGCACATTTTGCTTCTAATTCTAGTTTTTTAGCTTTCTTTGCTTTTCTACGAAGATCATCCTTCTTAGGAAAACCTAATTGATCTGCGGAATATTCTTCAATCTCATTAAATTTTTTATCTATTTCACTTAAACTCTTCCTATTTTTAACATCAAACAAAAAGGGTATTGGCTCTTTAATATCTTTAAGAGGCATTCCAAATTCATCCAAAGCCTTTCCATTAAAATCTATTGTTCCAAACAAAAGTTTATGTCTTTTAACATCATTAATTCTTTTTTTATAATCCTCTGACCTATCTTTCCAATAATCATCAAAAAACTCAGAACAAACCTCATTAGGTATTCTACCTAGATTAGTTCCTCCAGTAGAATCTTTAAGTACCTTTCCAAAAACAGAACCCTTTGCCATCATTGATTTATTTGGTTTATTATTTTCTACATCAAACCTGCCCCACTGTTCCCTATAAGTAAGAACTCTAATGATTGGATTAATACAGTACACCTTAATTCCGTCATCTTGTTCTAATTCATACGCTCCAGCAGGAATGACTTCGAGGTTCATGTCCTTGCCTTCAATATTCTTAACTCCCATGATAGCTTTACCTGTAAGATTTAGCCTAGCTAGAGTAGAAACCTTTGATCGTTTATTATTATTATTATCACTACCTGATAGTTCGATAGAAACACCAACTAGTTCAGCTAATGTTTTTTTATTCCCTTCTGGAATTACAAGTTCTGAGTTCATCTTTTTACCTTTGTTTTTTTATGTGTGAAAGAGTTACAGTTATACTATATAACGTCCTCTAAGTCAAGCCAATTAGGGCCAATTTTTGCTTCAAGTAACATAGGAACATTCATTTTTATATCGAATGCTTCTTCTATTATCTGATCCAAATCTTTATTTAAATCTGCTATGATTTGTAGTACATATTCTTTCTCGTGAGGGTGTACATCTAAAACAACTGAATCATGTACTGAGTTAACAATAGATGTTTGTAGTAGCTCTAATCTTTTATCGAGCTCCAATAGTACAACGGGTACAATATCTCCTGTAGCAAAGCTTTGTACCGGGAAATTCTTTATCTTAGTAAAGTGAGTTGGCTGACCATTCATCTTACGTTCAACATCTGGAAATGCAAACTGTCTGCCAGAGGGTGTTGCAATCTTATTGTATCTTAAAGCTTCTTCTCCTAACTTCTTATGCCAAGCAGCAATACCATGATACTTTTGGTTAAAGTGTTTGTAATATCTAAACTCCGCATCGCTTCTACCAAAACCACTCGCCCCGAAAAGAGGAGCAAAAGTATGTCCCTTAGCCACCTGTCTAGTTGTAGGTTGCCCTGCATCACTTATTACTTTAGCTGTGTATGAGTGAACATCAAAACCTGTATCTATCTCTTCCATAGCAGTTTTATCTTGAGATAAATATGCAGCTACACGAAACTCAAGTTGTGCGAAGTCAGCCTCCAATATGTGACCGCCCTTCCAGCGAGATACAAATACACGTTTAACAGGAAATGTACCACCACGAGGCATGTTCTGCATGTTAGGATTACGACCACTAAATCTTCCTGTTGCAGTAATGTGTTGTGTTAAACCAACGTGCAGGAACCCTGTCTCTTTAGTATAAATTCCAATACCATCCACAAAAGAACTTAGATAAGTTGATACAGCAGACAACCTCTGAATATCAGTTAAGAATTGAAGAGCAGTCGTGTGGTTGTTTGTCTTAGCTGTAGCCATAAGTATATCTAGGTTTCCTTTGCTCGTACTAAAACCATTGTTACTAACCCATTCTTTTTTAGGAGGTTTAAACATTAGCCCAGCAATCTTTTGAGTATCTTTAAGTTGATATCCTCTAGATAAACAGTCGGAACATTTACTTGGATTCTTAAAGTTAGAACCATCTTTCTTTATCTTGTAGTGACTACCTTCCCCATTACATTTAGGACAACTAAATGCTACGGTTCTTTTTATTATCCTACTGTTGGTCCTGATAGCCTCTTCAAACTCTTTTTTATTCTTAGTAAAATTAATTATGTCTACCCATTCTTTTTTATCTATCACTGCTCTACTATAGATAACCTGGGATATTTGTTCTGGACTATTTAAATTTATAGGCGTGTCACCCATTAGTTCTCGTATCTGTATGGCTAACCTATTTTCAATAGCTATCTTTTCTTTCTCGAACTCTTCTCTTACTCCTTGAAGGGCTCGTCTATCCACCCTGAACCCTCGCATATACATTCGGGTAAGGGCTCTACAGACTCTGAAGGTAATGTCTCGAATTCGATCCATTCCGTTTGCTTCGCTTTTGGAGAATCCTTCGGCAAGAGTAGCAAGGAACAACTCGGCAGTAGTATCAATGTCGCAGCCAAGATAATGTGTAAGTTCTTTAAGGGGAATTTCATTGGTGTTGTATCCTTCTTTAAAATATTGTTTGAGGGTATCGTCTTTTTGAAAGTTTAATTTTCTACGTTCAGCACATGCCTGTAGACTAAGGGGTTGTTTTTGTCCTCGCTGCAACAAATACTCAGCAAGCATAGTGTCATAAATCTCTCCGTCATATTTAAAGCCTGTAGACCAAAGCCACATTAAATCATGTTGAGCGTTATGCATAATCAATAAAGTTGTCTTCTCTAGTATGCTTTGGAGAAGTCTACTATTGTCACCACAACGGTCATTGTACTCTACATGTTCAAATGTAAATATGTTGCGTTGCTCTGGCGCATCTACATTCTTAGTTCCAACCTGTACTAAAAAGTTTGTCTCCTCAAAAGGGTCAAGTAATGTTTTACCATCTCTCTTGGTAACTGTGTTCTCTACATCAAGTACTATTCTCATCTCTTCTTTACATATCCTGCACCAAGACACTTGTAACATGTCTCAGCATTAACACTAACATTATCTGGATCTGATGGAAAAGACTCAGCTTCATATATAAGTCCTCTCCCCTTACAAACAAAACAGTAAACTTCATCTTCGTTTTTAAAAAATCTCATGCTGTATACTGCGCTATATCGCCCTGAAGATTACAAGTAATAACTCCCTGCCAACCCGTTAATTTATTCTTAGCTATATTTAAATGTCGTATTGTATCATTCATTTCATTACCTTCCATCACAGGATCTTTTCCTATTAATATAATTAGATCAGCCTCAGCCGCCTTACCAGTCTTTGAACCCTCAAGCATAGATTGATCAGGTTTCTTGCGTCCTTCAGCCTCAGCACTCAATTGCGATAGCCAAAACACAACACAATCATACTCCTTAGATATGTTCCTGGCATGGATTGCTGCATCTCTTAAGTAAACATCTGACTTATCTGATGTCCTGGGTGCAAATTTATCTCCCATATCTAGCACTAATATGTCAGGTCTATGAGATTTAACTACAGCCTCAACCCAAGACAAATCTTTGCCTGTAGAATCTTTAATCTGTATGTTTTTATTTATCTTATCATAGCGCATTGATGCCTTAGCACTGTTCTCTTTTATCTCATCTAAAGACATGGTTGTAGCAGCCGACAGGTATCTTGCACCCACCCGATGGGCAGCTTCTTCGTTACATAAAACCATACACTTCGCACCCTGTGATGCAAAGCCGTTAGGAGAAGCCACTACAGAGGCGTGGAAGCTAGTCTTTCCTGTGTTTGGCCTCGCACCGACAATAACGAAGTGACCCCCACTACAGCCCTCTACATTGCGTCTCAGGGTAGGTATGTTAAATTTCCATTGTGTCTGTGTTTCATTAGATTTTAGTAAAGTACTTATACTCATGTCCTCAAATTCCACTTTTAAGTTAGGTTTAAAATCATCTTGATAGTCTTCCATAATTTTTCGTAAGGGCTCAAGACTATCTACTGTGCCATTTACTAAGTTAAAACCACAGTTAGCTACCTCTTCCCCGACACAATGCCTAAACATTTTAGACATAACATCTTCAGCTACTTCTTTGTTTAATACTGAACTACTTTCTATTTTTCTAAATATGTCATAGAAAAGTTTCTTGTTAGCTGTAGTCATAGTTTTGTTTGAACTATAAAACAGTGCTTCTACATCAGCTAAAGAACAGGTATCATATGTTTGTACGGCTTCATCTAGAGTATGTTTGACTCTTCTGACGTTTTTAGTAAATAGTTTTTCGGGACATAGTATTCCTTGATGCGAATTATAAAATTCCTTGTCCGATATTAAAGTTTTAATTAAATTGTATTCCGTCATATTGTCTTTTTCTCCTGCCCAAAAAAGCTCCATTTCTATCCCAACTAAAGAAACGCATAGGAATAGGGTAGTAGTACCATCTTAGTGGCTTAGACTTACCTGTGTTCCAACACTCTTTAACTGCGCCCCATCTACCTATCTGTACTAAACCTACACACGCATCAAACTTGTCTGGAGGTTTTCCTGTAACTGTAACAGATAGTATCCTGTTCATTTTATTATTTACACAATGCCATTAATAAAGTCTTATCATCCTCTTCCTTGTACTTTATATCATCCTGCAAGAGCATAGCAATTGTGTCTACTCCAGTCCAAGACGCTACATCTCGTTTATATGTCAAGGTTTTCTTTGAAGCATCTCTATCTAAAGCAATTATTACCTTAGAATAATCTTGTAAATATTCCATATGCTCTTCATTCATAACTGTGCCTAGCAAGGCTACTCCTGTGACATTAGGACACACACTACATATAGTATGTGCGCTAATAACATCTTCGACTACAACAGCAACACCCTTAGAAGTACCCTGGCAAGTCTTGTATAGGGTAGCAGCCCCAGTATACTTATACCATTTAGGTAAAGAACCATCCAAAGACCTTCCTACAGCATCAATTAATCTATTGTCCTCGTCATAGATAGGAAACACTGCCCTCTTATCTCTAACGTCATATTGTAATTGAACGTGCTCTAATCCCCAGTATGCTTTAAATCCGTTAAGAAGGACACTGTCATCTTTGTATACAACATAAGGGGGAACTTCCATTAAGTTTAATTTATGGCAGGTATCTTCTTGCCACTTACTCTCATTTATTTTTCTAAACTTTTTCTTAACCTCATGGGCTTTCATACCTAAATACTTTGAACCCTTGGTCTCGCACCGAAAGCAATTCCAGATAGCTTGCCCATCAAAAACCTTTATGCCTAGGTCAGGGTCTCCAGAATTGCAATCAGGGCAAGGGAATCTTTTCTCATACCCTTCCTCTAAGTCTAAGGTATCAAGTAATCTGTATACCCTACTCGCCATCGTAAGAATTAACCTTATCTAAAACAGTTTTAGCACCTTCGGGAGTATTGACTGTATATGCATTTAAAGATGAAATGTGTTTATGTCCTGTGACTTGCATGATTGATACGGCATCTGCCCCTGCTTTGATCGCACGGGTAACCCAAGTCCTACGAAAATCCCGTATCTGTAAATGTTTAGGTAATTTTGCTGTTTCCTTTATCTGATTAGCAAACTTACTGACCTCACCTTTACGATAATGTGTATAGTCTTGACCCCTAGCAAATATAGGTAATGGACGAGGGCATACATAAGGTTGAAAACCAAAGGTATCTTTTTGTTGTTTAAGAACTGAAAGCAAATTATCTTCAACGTGAAGGTATACTTTAGCTCCAGTTTTACTTTGCTCTATATCAATCCTACACTTATCAAAATTAACTTGATCAAAACGTAGTTTTCTTACATCCCCTACTCGTTGAGCAAGCTCTGAACAAATCTGTGCTAGAACACCCATGCTTCGCCACTTGTACTCAGAGTAGGCTGTATCTAAGAATAAGTGGCATTGCTCTTTTGTCCACATAGTATCTCTACCTGTGTTAAGTTTACTCGAAACCAATCGCATTGGGTTAGAATCTATTACCTCTTGTTGCATACAATATTGAAATACTAGGTTAAGAGAATTCTTGCGTGAGTTAGCAGTACGAGTACCTGTGATAAGCCATTTTTCGTAGGCATCATTAAGCTGTTTGCTACCTATCTTATGTATCTTGTGTTCCCCTAAAGGCTTACCACACACAACAGTCTTTCGGGAGTGATCTTGTTGATAGATATAATCTTTTTGCGTATTACCTTTTTTAGTTTTAAACGTATTTGTTTTTCGATATAATTCTATGTAATTATTTAATGTATTATTTTCTTTTAGCATTTGTACCTCCTACTAACTTGATGTTTTTTTTCATACGTTACAATACGATGACAAATAGCGCACAATACATCACACTTTGCTAATTCTCTTTTAAATTTTATCTTACTAAGGGATGTTTTACGACAACTAATTAGCATAGCCTCAGTGCTTATAGTTAACACTTTATCATCAGGAACTCTATGGTTAAACTCTAAGGCGGCATGATGACTTTTATAACCACAAGATGCACACCCCTTCATAGTTTTAAATCTTTTTAATACTTTTTTTCCATATTGTTTACGTTTTTGCAATCTCAATCTGTTTTTTTTAATTTTGTTTAGCTGACGATCTTCAGTTATATCTTTTAGATCAAGAAACTTCTGTTGATCTTCTGTTAGTTGTCTAGCCATTATCTTTTTTCTTTCCTACCATTTTTGTTTTCCTCCTTTTACCTGCACCTTTACTTATTGTATACGATGCGGCTGATGTACATACACAAAATATCATTAAGTAAATAATTAATAACATAATTATTAATGAAAAAATATTACTGACTGCCCAATTATAATCCATGTTTAATAAACTCCGAATTGTATGACACGCCATCTATCGTAAAACTAATTGTTGAATGGCTGTACTTTTGCACTGATCTTCTAATAGGTTTAGGAACTTCCTCACAGTATCTTTCAGTCCTGTATCCTACAATGTAGGGCTCTCTCTTAGCTGAAGAAGCTAAACCCCCTGCAACAGCCCCTCCCAAAGCTCCCTTATCATCGCCAGTAAGAGCTTTACCTATTATGCCACCTAGTATTACTCCACCTAGTATCTGTTGCCCTGTAGGGTTATAATTAGGCACTCTGTATATAGGAATCTGTCGGTCATCACACTTGATGTACATTTTATTAGTAAACTCAGTGATCTGATCATAATGATCTACAACTGTACCTTCTATCTTAGTATCTGCCCTAGTCATTTCAGCGTATAAGACAATAATCATAACTACAGTTACCCCTGCTATAAGTAATACATTTCTCATTCTTCTATCCCTCCTTCAATGGGTGCAAAATCATCTCTATCGTACACATGATAAATTTTATAGTTAGTTTTATCAATCTTATCTACTCGCCATTGCCCAGATATCCTGTATCCAGATTTACGCAAGTTGCTGATAACCTTAGTTAGGCTGCGTATCCTGTACCTATCTCTAGCTTCATCATTAGTGATCGTGCCTTTGTGAGATAGATGTCTAATTATTTTCTTATGTTGATTCATGTTAACTCCTTAATTAAAAAATATAGCGTTACTAAAGATGCTATTGCTAAAATTATTATCAGTCTTCTATATGTTAGTTTCATTTTGATCCTCACTCATCTTTATCCTCTCTTTCTATTTTACTTACTACATAATCAGAAAGTATATCTCTGACCATTTGTTCGCCATGAGCATAGATATATATCTGCACCCAATATGCATGGTTTAGTTCTACCTTATATCGTATCCACTCAGGTTTAGGAAATATCATCTTATCTATCCTTCCTAACTACATGTACTGTCTCTAGATATCGTAGCCTTGTATCAGTCTTATCATGTTTTAAGGCAGAAATATCTGCTTTGGTTCTTAACTGCTGTATTGTGTCCTCAGCATTCTTTAACCTGACTTCATAATGTCTGAATTCAGCAATTATCTTAACAATCTCAGTTGTATCCATTAGTCATCTCCTCATAGTTTTCAAAATCCTCTATTTCAGTTAAGTCATCTTCATCTATGCCATCAGACCAATAGCCCATGTCAACATCATTCGCTCTAAACAGTTTTACAGTTCCATCTGGGTTGTTTAACATGTTGCCATCTTCATCCATTTTATAGAAGGTGCAATCAAAAATGCCTATGCTATAATCTTTACTCATCTTATTCTCCTTTTTCCAAATTGTTTTATGTCCTTCAACATAATCTTCTAAAGCCATCACAAACTCTTCTGGTTCTTCATCGGGCTCTTCTCCATTCTCAACTCTAACTAAATTTAATTCATTAAAGTCGTCTATCAGTTCTTTTTGTGCATCCTCTTGGGTAGCATAAGTTATTATCCTGCCTTTTTCATTACGTTCTAAAGCTTGGATTCCCTCGCAGATTGTATCAACTGCAATTATATATTTACTCATATTCATCAATCCACCCATCTTTTTGTGAATCGTCTACTATAAATCTATTCATAGTCGTCCTCCTCTATTTCTATTATGTTAATATCACCTTGTTTAAACTCACCTTGATATGTTTTCCAGTACCCTTGGCTTACAGCCCTACCATAGGCTTCTTCATAGGTGTTTGCATTAACTTTAGCTACCTGATTAGTCATATAACTTCTTGTAACTTCGTATCTAGGCATCTTCATTCCTCCCTATATTTAAAACGAATCATACTTAATTATAATACTATTTAATTAGTTATTGCAAACTAAAAAATCTTAGTAGGAACAGGTATCATACTCTCATTCATTTAAAATAAAAAGTTTCAGTAGGAACAGGTATCATACTCTCATAATTTTAAAATAAAATTTTT